GAACAATCGACATCGGTTCACCGCGATGGTCCCCCGTAAATCGGCCTTTGACGTAGACTTTCAGCGCTTCCGCCTCGTCTGAGGAGATGCCATACTCTCCTTTGGGGGAGAGAATCAGCCCGGGAATCCCCATGTTTCGGAGCAGTGAGGCCACCCAGTTACTCGCCTCATCATCCGACCAAATCTCGCGGAGCACGCTTTGCAGCGGGGCCAGGCCGAGGCGTTGATTTATCGGGTCGATGCCATGGCGAAAGTGGACCACCTGATCAAGATCCAGCTCAATGGTCTGGCCACCAGGGCGATAATCATAATGAGTAATAAACTTCGTACTCGCCCCATCTCGGGCCTGATCCCATACCGGCTCGATCAGCCACGGCGGAACCCACCAGATCTCTCTGGCCTGGCGACTGCGCTCTCGTACCACACGCCAGAAGGCATTGCCAAACAGACACCAGGCCCAGACCGTGGCCATCCAGAGATGTTCGCCGCTATAAAAGTCATTCGGTGCCGACAGGAGCTGTGAGAGCGGATGTTCTGGTACCGTTTCCCAGTCCTTCCCCCGTCTGCGCTCCTGCACGATGAGCGGTGCCTCAGGGAAGGCCCGCATCATCCAGTTGACCACGACCATGACGACCGAGGAGTTGCCCCCGGTCCCCACATCTTTCGCATAATTGTACTCGGTGCGTGGGACGCCGACGAACATCGACCCCGTCAGACGCGGAAAGAAGAGGTCACTGGCGGCCTTGAGGAAACGATTCATATGCCTCGGGTAATCTGTCTGACAGAGGAACGCGTAAAACGTCCACAAACAATTTCAAGATCATCAAGGTGGACACCAGTATCACGCAGCGCCATGATATCGAGCTCAAGCCGTATAGCTTGTGCGTCGAGGAGTCGATCAACATAGGCGGATAACGTATCCATGCGAGGCGGCAGGTCTTCTCTGTCGCGCCATCGCATATCCATATGTTTCGCTCCTGAAACGCAAAAAAGGCGATGCCAACTCTCTGATGAGAGTCAACATCGCCTCCAGTTCTCTGGCCAGCGATCCTAGATCGTTATCGCGGGTCCTGGTGCCTAGCTCAGTGGATGATGAGCCAGACGCCCCTGCCTGGCCCACATTAAAGCAGTTTTAACTTTTCAATCACCCGCTCGAGCATGGCTGGGTAGCCGCTGACCACGCGAATCTCGATCGTGCCGAAGTCCAACTGCCGCATATAGGCAATCAGCTTAACCTCTGCCGGGTGTAACCACACCCGTTCGGTACAGCCATCGCCTTCAGTCGGTTGTGTAAGATTATCCCTTAATGTGGACATACTTTCCCACAGGTGTCAAGATAATTCTTTTGTCGGACATCTCTCTCGGCACGCCTTGGATGGACGGGAGCGATGCACGGAATGAAGGGTTTCCCCCACGGGGCTTACGTCCGTGGCCCACGGCATTCCCCTCTGCCACCGGAGAACCGGCCGCTCCCTCTATCACCGCAGGCGTGGCTGGCCGTGTCACCACTTCTTGCGAAATGCCGAGGCGTTACCGACACTCGGAGCCCTTTGGACGCACCTGCCGCAAGAGCCACCCAAAAATCATGGATCATTTTTCCTCACGCTGCCATAACTCTTCTGGCGTACTCTCAAGCGTTGAGTATTGAAATGATGGGTGCTCTAAGTTATAGCAGTAGCCCATACGAATAGGATCAAACCATGAACAGACACGCGTCTCAAGAGGAACGATAAAATACGTTGCCATCGCTGCCTGCTCTGTATAGGAGAGCGAGAGCAACGTGAGGCGTGGAATAAACGCGCGTCGGTAGCCCATCAAGTCCTCTGCTCATCCGACTGGTGAGACTCATCACGCCTTAAGCGCCCCCGCATACAGTACCGCTTCAGTGCCATCCGGACGGATAGCGGTCAGTCGTTGGATAATGAGATGATCGCTGCAAATATGTTCAGGGGCATCCTCTTGCTGGGCGGCGGCTAACTTGCCTTCAAAGTCCCCATCACAAGAGTTTTCTAACATTTTAAACATCATACCGTGAAATATCTCTTGCTCATCGTCCCATAACGGCGAAATGCGCTGGGCCGTCAGATGGGTCACATGAAACGTCCCATCAGTATATCGAGCGCACGTATTCCACCGTTCGATCCACCCGCGTCCGTCAGAAAGTTCTACACGTAAATAATACGTCCCTAAATCTTTGGCGACACGCACGCAATCTCCACCTTTTTCTTGGAGCTGACGGGCCATGGAACATCAGCGGCATCTCATAAGAGTTGAGTAACGGTTCCCCCACGGGTCATGATCGCGGCCAATAAACCGTTTGAGCCACAGCACATCAAGCCCAACATTCATGCAGAGGTTACCAAATGCAGCGATGAGCGCCAGCTGCCAATTGACGAGGCTTCCAACCAACAGATAACACCCAGCCACCAAGAGAGGGGTCAGAAGTATCCCACACATAAACCGCCGAAGTTCGTTCCGTATCATCGCTCCGTCACCACCTGACTGATCGTCGCCGGCACATCGCCAACGGGTAGGGATGCATCCCAGGATCAACGTCCATAAAGTGCTCAGTCGCAAAGCTCCCCGTCGACAACTGGCAGCGCCGGACGGACAATCTTCAGCGCAGGCACCTGCCGAACAGGTTTCACAGCGCGCAGATTCAGTGAGACGTGGGTGACTTCCCACAGCTCGCGGCGCACGAGGCGAAAGCTAGGTTGCAAGTCCCACGCGAGGCCACCGGGGATCGCATCACGGCGTAAACGAAGCACGCCGATGGGCTGGCCGTGCGGCTCGTCGCCGTGATAGATGGGAATGTCGACCAGTTCGGAGGCGTCCGCTCGCATCAGCTCGTTCATGGGGTCGATCTGCTACCTTTCTCGTGTGCAATGGTGCGCACGGTCAAGTACCTGCTTCATGGTGTGCGCTTTGAGCACGTCCATACACCTCTACGTATATTATTCATATCTAGATGACACCTCCCACATAACTTTACAACTACACGTATGTGGGCCAGCATGGTCACGGGAGTCGTAACACCGATGATGATGAACATCATTATACTCCACGAGGCAATGTGTGGCGCGAAAGGTCTCCATCATGGAGGGGGATATCCTCATAGACAGTGGATGCGCCTCTAGTCCAATCAGTGCGGCAGGTACAGCAAGACTTAAAAACATGGCCACTGGCAATCTCTCATCACTCATAAACTCCCCACTCCTCATCAGCCTCGACGGGGACACGCGTATAGGTGAGAGACAACGTGTGAATCCCCCGAAGCATCCCGTCGCGAAGCCTCATACGACCATCAATCATCGTCGGTCCTCTCTGATCTCCGCCAGTAACGCATCCACCTCAGCCGTCCACTCCGTCAGCGAACTTCGATCGGAGTCAACCGTGGGGCGAACAGGAGGAATACTGAGAAGAACGGAACGGAGCAGATCCATCCCAAAAGTAGCCACGTCAACCGGTGGATACATGCGCCAAAACCGTTCTGGATCTGCCTGCAATAATCCAAAACATAAGAGCGGCAACGATTCGAAGACCTTCTTGAATGCCCGTGGAGACAAATTGAGACTGTCGATATAGCGGAGGCAGACATCCCAGGACGTGCCCCCCTCAAGAGGGATGGCATCATCGTCAGTCAATGCTGACAAGAGCTGTCCACACTCCTGGCAGGCCCACCGTGGGCAACGCATGTCCATCGACGGATCAACCGGACGTGGGAGCGAGACGCATAGCCCATGATCTGATAATTTATAATGCTGCGCAGGCGTCATCAGACCCTCCCTCAGGCCCACTCCTCTCGAAGCTCATCCTGGATATACGCCACCATACTGGCGCGCAGGACCGGATCGTCCTTGGCACGCTGCCACGCCTGCTTGAATTGGCTCAGCGGATTCTCCGCGACCTGTGGCGCCGCGATCTCTTGCAATCGTGTCAGCGCATCAGTCATATCCTGAAACGGCAACCCAGGATCGGCGCGGGTTTCCGTCGTAGCGACCGTCGTCTCAGGCCGTAAACCCGCCATCGGCGCGGGTACGTTCAAATCCGTGCACTGGGCTTGATGACGACGAAGGACGTGACGTGAAACCTGGTACCTGGCCGCAATGGTGGCATACGTTCCGCCAATGCGCAACGCATGATTGATAGCGGAGACGTGTGAACCCAGGCAGATCGTGCATTCTCTGGGCATTTTCATGTGCCTATTGGGGCAAAACGATGACGGGTGCGTATCCACCGATTCAATGCCTGCGAGGTTTGATCCACACGATCATCATGGGCGCCAGCCGGAAACACCGTATGCTCATGGATAAACGGTTCCACCCACGAGTAGAGCATGGGATGTGGCAGAAACACATCTCCGGCTTCGACCTCTGGAGACACCGCCGCGGCCCTGGCATATTTGCTGCCTTGGGGATTGACCGGAATCAGACCACTGACCTTACTGCGGAGGCTACTAATCACCGCTGGGCCATTCGCGGCATCTTCGACTAATTTGGCGGACGCGCGCGGCCATTTGACGCTCAATGTCTGAATCGCCTCACAGGTTTTGACAAAATCGAGCCGGCCATACGCCAGATCCAGTAAAAACTTCTGCGAGCCTTTTCGTCCCCATACCCCACCCGCGACGAAATCGGATGTCTTCAGATCCTTAAACGCCAAATCCCAGGATTGTAACACCTCATCAAAGCTCTCTGGTATCGGTACCGCCTCAACCTGAAGGATCTCACCGTGCTCATTTTTCACAGCGACTGGGGGAAAGAGCTGATCGGAGGGACACCAATACCGCCACCACCACTCTTTGAACAACCCTCCTCCCGCAGGACCTGGGCGCTGATTGTACTGCCCAGCATATGGACCACTCCCTAATTGCACCTTCAGTGCCTCATTTTCTGTCACGCCGATGCGTTCAGGGCACAAGAGTTCTCCAGGTTCCGTTCTCGGGTCAACCGTGTTTCCATGAAAACGATAGGTCGTGGGCTCATATTCCATGGGTAAATTCAGATGCGTATAAACCCCTTGCTGTAGGGCATGACCGGCCAAATCGTTTTCATGTCCACGCTGCTGGATAATCACCCGAGCGCCTGTTTTTGGATCATTAAGTCGTGAAGACATCACCTCATCCCACCAGGTCAATACCCCATGGCGAATCGTTTCACTATGAATCTCCTGCATATTATTAGGGTCATCGGCCACAATGATGCTACCGCCCTCGCCAGTATTCGACCCGCCCACGGAGCTAGCAATGCGGTAGCCCGTATGGTCATTGTCATAGCGCATTTTTTTATTCTGGTCGCCCGCGAGATGGAACCGATCACCCCACCGCTGTTGATACCAAGCACTTTGAATCACTCGACGTGAACGCAAGGCATCCCGCGTGCTCAGGGTCTGCGCATAGCTGACGAAGAGCCAGCGCAACTCCGGGCGCGTAATCCAGCTCCATGTCGGCCACATCACCGAGACCAGCGTGCTCTTGCCGCTCCGCGGGGGGATCGTAATCAAGAGATTTCGAATCTCCCCAGCGGTGACCGCTTCCAGGTGCTCGCAAATCGCGTCGAGATGCCATCCCCAGATGAGACGTGTGCTGGGCTCAACCAAGGGCCATGCCGATTTTGCATACAGCCTGAGCGATGACTCAAGAGAAGCCCCAGGACCACATGGAAGCGCATCCTTGGATTGCATCGTCGAGAGGATACCCGCACGCGCCAAGAGCTGCGTACCGAGCCCCGCATAAAGTTGTTGCTCCAACGTCGGCGGCTTCGGTACAAACATTATGGGACGACCTCACCCTCAATCATGGCAGAGACGGGATCGGGCGTGGCGCCAATCCGCTGCAACTCATGCGCAATCAATTCAAGGATCTTATGGTCCGTCACATACCGGGCGATAATTTCCAGAATAACCCCCATCATCAGCATGGCGCGCTCCGAGCTCAAGTATTGCTGGAGGGCAAGACTTCTTCTCGTCTCCGTTTCACACAGTTTGCGGCGAAGCTCGATCTGCTCGCCGATCTCATGCCAGGCCGCGGCGTCGGTCGTGGCCTGCTCGATAATCAACTCCATCTCGCTCATTTTGCCGGCCAAGCGGCGGACATCATTCATGGCGCGGTAGCGTTGAAACTCGCCATACACCCGCTTCAGCGTGGCCCACATCGCCCCACTCTCACCGGTATCCACACGGGTCAGGAGATCAGCCAGGCGGCTATCGACCAGCGCCAGCTCATGGCGCACTTCGGTCAGCTCTGGGTCTTTACGTGCTGCATCATAGCGGGCGACCATGCGGGTCGGGAGGTATTTACTATACTTCCCATGCTTATAATTCGGCGACGCTTGCCCTGTTTGTCTCTTTCCGCCATGCATATAACAAGCATCCGTCCCGTACATTGCAGACTGACGACATTGCACATGAGTACGTTTGGAGCGTTTTGTACACTGCATATCATGGTCAAACTGCCATGGGGGTTTCCCTATGGCATGAGGGTTCCTTCATAACGAATACTTAGGACTCCACGAGGCGTGGCTCAAGGCCAAGAGTAGACAAACGTTCTAAACACACTGCAACATACCTGGAATCAATTTCCATCGCATAGCAGATACGTCCACACTGTTCTGCAGCGCACAACTGCGACCCACTCCCCGCAAAGGGTTCGTAGATAATCTGGCCGGACAACGTGTGATTCTCAATAGGCGGTACAAAGAGCGCAATGGGTTTTTGCGTCGGATGCATACCAGCGTCAGTATCGCGTCCAATGTCCCAGACTGACACTTGTGATTTATTGCCATACCATGGAGGCGGGAATCCACGGCGCCACCCATAAAAGCATAGTTCATGCTTCCAGTGATACATGCCACTTCTGGTCAGGACGAATCCAGGTTTTACCCAGATAATTTGTCGATGAATCAGAATATCTGCTGCTGCTGCTGCTGCTGCTGCTGCAAAAAAGACACCTTGTGTCAACATCGGATGCCAGAGGTAAAAGGCGGAGTGGTCATCAAGATACGGCAAAGCGGCACGGATCATCCGTTCAAGAAACGCTTGAAGGGCCACACCATCGGTCAGTGTGTCGTTCTCAATATCACCCCAGTGGTCTTGGTGATTGATAAACCCTGGCCTAGGAATCCCATCTTTAAGTTTACTATAATCAATTCCATATGGTGGGTCCGTGTTTAAGAGCACGGCGGTCTGCTCATCAAAGAGGCGCTTCACAGCAATAGCATCAGTGCAATCCCCACAGAGGAGTCGATGCGTCCCCTCAGAACTCTTAGATCTAGCCTCCCACAATTGCCCAGAGGTCACACCCCACTGCTCTCGTAACTCATCCGCCAGATCAAGCGGCGGGTCATCCTCCGTCACATCGACGGGACCATTGCCGACATACAAACCAGCCTTCTCGGCCCGCTGCGCGATCAGTTGCTGCAGAGCCGCCTTCGTCGTTTCAGCGGCTCGTGTAGCCGCATCCAGTTTGGATGTGTCATCGATGGCGAGGGAGGCGATCGCATCGAAAATCAGGAGGGCGAGGTTTTCTTGCGGGGGGTTCAGGTTCACGAACGTAATCGGCACAGGGGTATCATCGCCATGGCGCAAGGCGAGGATGACACGCTCATGCCCATCAATCATCGTCTCGACCGACTGATCGGCTCCCCATTCAGCCCCGAGGCGCTTATTGACCATCACATTCTGAATCCATCCGAGACTATCGAGCGAGTCTTGAAGCGCCGCGGCTTGAAACTGTGGGTGAATTTTAATATTCCCCGGATGGGCCAGGAGATCCGCGGCCCGCGCCACACCATAGCCAACAATATTATTCGCCCATGGGCTCTGGCCCAAGGCTGGGATCTCCGAACCGATCCCGTCAGTCACGTGAGACTTCTTCGCCATTCGCACCTTTCACCATACTCACCCAACGCGCCCACGTCTTAATCCTTCTAGTGATTCACATATTTGTCGAAATTGCAAGAAAAATGTGTCACGGCACGTCCAGAGATTTGGCGAGCCCATCTCTGGACGCAGAGCTACGCGCCTGTGGACAAGGCTTCGCTTGCCCACGAGGCCATGAGGGGGAGGATGATATCCTTCCATTTATCTATTGACTTTATACGGATAAGGTATATGTTAATATCTATAACATCACGGCAAAGAAATCCTTGGGGAGGATCGCATCATGGCTAAAACGATGGTGTATGAAGACGCGAAGCGCACGATCACTCTGAGTGATGGGGGAACGCTCACCCTCCCCATCAAAGGACAACCACGCCATCTCTATGCGCCAGATTTACTGATCTCTGAGACGCTCCCACACGGAGTAGAGCAGGCCATTCGCGAGATGGGTGAGAGCCCAGAGCGGTGGTACACGCTCATCGATAGGAAGAATAAGAGCCCACAAGCGGTCCTTCCGCCAGCCACACGGCCGGCTGTAGCATTAGCCATCGCCACAGCCACAGCCGAACACAACCGTATCCTCAATGATCCGGCGCGGGTCGCGAGGCAAAAAGTTTGGGCCTTATTCGATAAGGCTAGACGATTCCTGGATGATCCTGGGCGGTATTTCCCCGCACACATCGACGCCAAGAACGCGCTGAACGCCTGGAGAACCACCTATCCCGAGGCCGCGCGACGGGAGGACAAGGAGCGGTTGATCGCTGACGCAGAAGCGTTAGAGAGCAACGCCAGCGGGGCGCTCGTCTATGACGCCGATGGGAGCCTGTCAGCAGCCGAGCAACAGCGTCGGCATGATGCGTTCATCGAGCAAGCACAAGCGAAACGGAAGGAAGCAACATATCTGTCAAAGTAGTATGGACCTGTGGACATCATGAAGTGATACGGGCAAGGTTGCATGACGCGGGGTACTGGGAACAACGGGCAGCCATAGAACCCTGCCGCGAATGCTGGCGGGAGCAGCAAAACCAGCAAGCCGCTGAAGCCGCGAAAGCGCAGAATTTTCCAACCCTACATAGGACACCAAGCAATGGGAAGTCCGTCCACTAAAGTCGTGAACCTCATCACCTGTCCATGGCCGAAGTGTGGCTATACGTGGGAGCCTCGTGGGCCGAATCCCCCGAAGTTTTGCGCGAAGCCCACCTGTAAGCGACCGATGGTGGGGCCGCATACACGGACCAAACATCTCATGACACCAGCCCAACGGGTCAAGATCGCGATCGGGCATCTCAAGCAAGCGGAGGTCATGACCTCCGAGGAGGCATTCACCTTTCTCCGACGGGCTGGCCTCTCAGATGGAGAGGTAAACAATTATTTACGGGCTATCGATTTCTCTCCATAAACTATATTGACTTTATACGGATAAGGTATATACTATAAGTGAATGAGACAGACACCAACCACCCACAAGGAGACACACCATGACACAGCGCATGTATGGACGTGGCGGGCGCGGCGGGCAATACACGGAAGCCGAATGGCAGGCATATAGGGCGATGAAACGCCACGAAGCG